CCTCCGCTTCATCGCTAACCCACGAAACGACATAGAAAATTACTATGAAGCCTAAGCGCACCAGGGCTGATTCAGCAGCCGCTGCCGTAAAGGCAATGGTGGACGCGGCGAAGGAAGAACTGCAGCCGCCAGAATACGCCCGTCTGACTGATTCTGCCAAGCCATATTTCGATGCTGTCGTGCGCGCGCGCGCGAGGGATGAGTGGGCGGAAGCCGATCTGGTCATCGCCACCCAACTGGCGCAGTGCATGGCCGACATGGCCGACGAGGACGCAGAACTGCGCATCGAAGGCAAGGTCATCGAGAACGACCGCGGCACGAAAGTGATGAACCCGCGCACGACCGTCCTTGAGCAGTTGGCCCGGCGCGAAATGGCGCTGATGCGGACTCTGCGCATGGGCGGCCGGATCGCAGGCGACGCACGCGACCAGGCAGGCGCCCGCAAGATCGAGCGTCAATCGAAGAAGTTGCGCGCCGAGCTGGAAGAAGACGATCTGCTGGCATCGTGAGAAAGAAGAAGAAGCAATTGACGCGGGGCGAGCGGGTTGTCGCCTTCGTGGAGCGGTACTGCCTGGCGCCGGAGGGCGACCACATTGGCAAGCCGATCAAGTTGGAGCCGTTTCAGCGCCGCTTCATCCTGGAGATATACGACAACCCTGTCGGCACGCACAGCGCCTACCTGTCCATCGCCAGGAAGAACGGCAAGACCGCACTGATTGCAAGTATTTTGCTCGCGCACCTGTGCGGGCCGGAAGCAGTACAAAACTCCCAGATTGTCTCTGGCGCGCAGTCGAAGGAGCAGGCCGCGGTCGTGTTCGAGCTGGCCCGCAAGATGGTCGAGATGTCGCCGATCCTGTCAAAACTGGTGCGGATTCAGCCCAGCGGCAAGCGGCTGGTCGGGCTGGCGCGCAATGTCCTGTATCGGGCGCTGTCGGCAGAAGGCAAGACCGCGCACGGACTGTCGCCCATCCTGGCAATTCTGGATGAGGTCGGCCAGATCGTCGGGCCAACCGACAAGTTCGTCAGCGCGATCACTTCGGCGCAGGGAGCGTATTCAAACCCACTGCTGATAGCGATTTCCACGCAGGCGCCGACCGATGCCGACCTGTTCAGCACCTGGATCGATGCGCAGAAGGCCGCGCCCGACCCGCGTGTGGTATGCCATGTGTACGCGGCGCCGGATGATTGCGAACTGGACGACCGCAAGGCATGGGCGGCAGCAAATCCCGCGCTCGGCGTGTTCCGCTCGCTCGATGACGTGGCAAAGCAGTGCAAGCAGGCGACGGACATGCCGGCCAATGAGCCGGAATTCCGCAACTTGATCCTGAACCAGCGCGTCGAGGCAGTCAGCCCGTTCGTGCCGCGGTCGGTATGGGAAGCGAACGGCGGCGAGCCAGGCGACGTTACAGGCCGCAAGGTGTGGGCCGGGCTGGATCTGTCTAGCGTCAACGATTTGACGGCGCTGGTGGCCGTTGATGACTCGGGCGGCGTGCATTCGTCGTTCTGGCTGCCGAAACATGGCCTGGCCGAGAAGTCCAGGAAGGACAAAGTGCCATACGACCTGTGGGAAAAGCAGGGCTATTTGAACACGACGCCCGGAAAGGCCATTGAATACGAGTACCTGGCCGAGTATCTGCGCGGCTTCTTCGACCGCAATGACGTGCAGGCGATTGCGTTCGACCGCTACAACATGAAGTTTCTGACGCCCTGGCTGGTGAAATCCGGGTTTTCTGAGGCGGAACTGGAGAAATTTGTCGAGTTCGGGCAGGGCACGGCATCGATGACGCCGGCTCTGCGCGAACTGGAAGTGAAATTGCTGAATACGCAGCTGCGGCACGGTAGTCATCCGGTGCTGAATATGTGCTGCGCCAATGCCAAGGTCGTCGGCGATTCCGGCGCCCGCAAGTTCGACAAGAAGAACGCGCGCGGACGCATCGACGGCATGGTGGCGATGGCGATGGCCGTTGGCGTGATGCCGCAACTTGATTCAGAGGAAAACTTAGATGATTTCATCAACAACCCGGTATCCGTATGAGCATATTTAGCACAGTCCGCAGCTGGTTCGGCGGGAGTGCGCTCGCGGAAAGTCCTGGTGCGCAAAACCCTGTTCCGGGCGTGTCGCTGGTGCCGGGAACGGTCAACATGGGCAGCGACCGCGCTCTGCAACTCAGTACGGTATGGGCCTGCGTTGATCTTCGCGCCTCCACTATTGCCAGCTTGCCGTTCTTTGCCTACGAACAGATAAATGGGCAGAAGGAATTGGCGCGGAATAGCCGCCTCTATTCCCTGCTGCACGAGTCGCCAAACAGTCGAATGACGCCGCTTGAATTCTGGCGTGCAATTTTGATGAATCACGACTTGCGCGGGAATGGATACGCGCGAATCGACCGCGCGCCTAATGGGGAGGCGGTGGCGCTTTGGCCGATGCCAGCGGACCAAGTTACGCCGCGCGTTCTGGATAGCGGCGCGATGGTCTATGAGTACCGAATCGGCGGCGATATTGCCGTGCTGGCAGCAGAAAACGTATTGCATATCAAAAACCTGGGCAATGGAACGGTCGGGTTGTCCAAACTGGAATACATGGGCGCCGCCACCGACGAGGCTGCAAAGGCTCAGGAGCAGGCGAGTAAGACGTTCGGTAGTTCAGGTAAGGCAACGGGTGTGCTGATGGTGGATAACGTACTGAGTCCAGCACAGCGCGACGCGATCAAGGCAAACTTCGCCGGCATGGCTGAGGGCAATGCATCGCGGCTCTATGTGCTTGAAGCCTCCATGCGCTACCAGCAATTATCAATGAGCCCGCAAGACCAGCAGTTGATGGAGGCTCGCAAGCACAGCGTCGAGGAAATCTGCCGGTTTTTTGGCGTTCCACCCGTGCTTATTGGGCACGCCAACGTTACAACGTGGGGTAGTGGCGTCGAACAGATATTGGACGGATGGCACAAGCTCAGTATCCGCCCGCTGCTGGTATCAATCGAGCAGGCGGTGCGAAAGCGCGTGATGACGCCGCGCCAGCGCGCGACGATGAGCGTGGAATTCTCCCTGGACGCTCTGTTGCGCGGGAATCCAATGCAGCGCGCCGACATGCACGCAAAGTTGCTGCAGAACGGCGTCATCACTATTGCCGAGGTTCGGCAGCTTGAAGGATGGCCGAAGATTGGCGGTACGGATGGCCTGAACGTGCAATCGAATCTCGTTCCACTTGCAATGTTAGGCAAGGAGATCGCCAGCGGTGGCGATGGCAGCGTTTTGGCGCAGTAGTCGTTTGGCATTTTGGCCTGCTTGCATCTTTGCTTGATGCTCTGGCGTGCAACGCAATTTTGCAGCGGCAGACATTTTGAGAATAGTTTCCTGGCTGAACTGCCGGCCTTTTAGCGCGGCGGCAGTCTTTTGTTTCGATTCCTCAGTTCTTTTGCGGCCATTGTGGACGGCAGCAAGGGCGGCGCGTGTTTTCTCATGCATTTGCTTTCCTTTTTTTGCTGCGGACATCTTTGCGCGCGCTTCCGCTGTTGGGATGCGCAACTCTCCGCCGCTGGTCATGTTGAACCCATGTGGCGTCATGCAGCGGTAGAAGGCAATCCATTTGGCTTCAGCTTGATCGAGTTCTTGCGTGTCGCACAACTCAAGGATTTCAGTTGCAAATGCGTTCCATCCGTGCGCTGCCACTGCGTTGCTTATATGAGTATCGCGTTTTACTTTTGAATGGGCTCGAATACGCTCTTTTATGTTGACGCTTTGACCAACATATTTCCGTCCTGTTTCAATGTGAATGAGCAGGTAAATGCCGCAAAGATTCATTTTTCAGCCTTTTTTAAGTACGCCTCAATAGCGCGGCGGACGATTTCAGCGACGGACAGGCCGGACTTTTCAGACTGCGCGGCCAAGCGCTGAAGCATTGGTATCGGCAAGAATATATTTGTACGTTTCATAGGCAAATTATGCGCCTAACATACACACATTGCAAGGAACATTATGGAACATAAATCAGTCCCGCTGACTGACTGCGACATCAAATTTGCCGCGTCCGAGGGGAGTTTTAGCGGTTATGGCTCCATTTTCGGCAATCTCGACCTCAAGAACGACATCATCATGCCCGGCGCATACGATGAGGTTCTGAAATCGGGCGACCCAGTTGCGGTTTATGTGAATCATGGATGGCTACGCGGCGAGCTTCCGGTCGGCTCCTGGAGCGGTTTAAAGCAAGACACCAAGGGGTTATTTGGCGATGCAAACCTTGTCATGCAGATGCCGACCGCGCTTAACGCTTATTGGGCCATGAAATCGGGACTGGTCAGCGGTTTATCTATTGGATTCCTGCCAGATCAGAACTCGACTGAGCGGAAATCGGATGGAACGCGCGTTATCCACAAGATCAAGCATCTGAAGGAAATTTCCATCGTTACAGATCCGGCAAACGAAGCGTCGCGCATCGTGAGCGTGAAATTCCGTGACTCTCTGGAGCAAGCGGATTCGGAAAGAGATATTGAACAGTTGCTGCGGGATGCAGGGCTGAGCAAATGGGAGAGTAAGGCCGTGATCTCCCGTGCAAAGGCGATTTTTTCGGGGCGGGATGCTCCTGAAGATGATGCGGATGCAAAAACAACGGCGCTGATCCTTGAGCGCATCAAGAAAATCAGCCAATAACCTGCATCACATCCGCAACCAAGCCGCCTAGAGCGGCTTTTTTTACGTCCAAAGGAAAACCAAATGTCTGAAGCAATCCTGAAAGCACTCGATTCGGTCGAAACCAAACTCAGCGCCATGTCCGCAAAAGCAGACGGCGAAATGGCAACCATCGGCAAAGTGTCGGCTGACACCAAGACCGCACTGGACAATATCGGCACCGAGCAGCGCGTCCTGGCTGACCGCCTGCTGCAACTGGAGCAGCGCGGCAATGCGCCGGCTGGCGAGCAGAAGTCGGATGAATCGTGGGGCGCGCAGTTCGTGAAGAATGCCCGTTACGCTGATTTCGCTGGCGGCAATCTGAATAAATTGCGCGTCGAGGTCAAGAATACCCTGGTCGGCTCGGACACCAACGTCGCGCCAGACCGCAAGCCTGGCATCGTTGCCGGTGCTTACCTGCCGTTCAGCATGGAAGCACTGCTGCCATCGACCACGACCAGCTCGAATGCCATCGAATTCACCCGCGAGGCGAGCTTTACCAATTCGGCGGCAGAAGCGGCGGAAAACACGGCAAAGGCCGAATCCGCACTGACCTGGACCCTGGTCAACATGCCGGTTTCGACGGTTGCGCACTGGATCAAGATCTCCAAGCAGCTCGCCTCCGACAATACCGCGCTGGCCGCTTACGTCAACAGCCGCATGGTCTACGGCGTCAACCAGAAGGTTGATACGCAGCTCGTCGTCGGCTCCGGCACCGCCCCGGCCATCAGCGGCACGTTCATTGCGGCCAACTATACCGCTCACGGCTACACCGCTGCCAACATCACCGCGTTCCCCGCGACCACGCTCAAGCGTTTCGCCCTGATCCGCAAAGTGATTGGCGACCTGTACGCAGCAGGCTATCCGGCGACGGCTGTTGTCCTGAACCCGGCCGATTGGGCATCGATGGAAATCGAACTGATGACCGTTGCAGCCGGCCAAACGCTGTACAGCGTGGGCGCGGGCGGCGAGCCGCGGCTGTTTGGCCTGCCTGTCGTGCAGTCCATCGGACTGACCGCCGGCAATTTCCAAGTCGGCGCATTCAGCGAGGCATACATGGTCTACAACCGCGAGGGCGTGACCATTGAGATGTCGGACAGCGACTCGGACAACTTCACCAAAAATCTTATAACTTTGCGTGCGGAACGTCGATTGGCGCTCGCCACTGAAAAGCCAGCAGCCGTACGTGGCGGCCTCCTGTCGCCGGCTTAATGGCGTAAAATGTAGTTTCTGCGGATAGGCCGGCCAGCCGATAAGAAGGATTCCTGATCCTTCTTCCGCAGACTTCTAATCAGGGTTATCTACAGGGGATAGCAATGCAGGAAATTCATAAACTAACTTCGTGTTTTGGTAATTGCGGAGTGCTTGTCGAGTTCAAAACTAACAAACGAATTTATTGTAAAGCCTGCCGACTTGAAAAAAAGCGGGCTGTTGCGCGTGTTGTTATGGCAAAGCAGCGGGCAGCGAAAGGGATTGCCCCAGTTAAGGGAGTCACTTTTTCCTGCACAGTTTGCGGAGCGCCGCACGAAAGAGCTGTGGTTCACAGTCATCGATGCGGAAAGTGCCAAGCGGAATTCACGACGATCAGAACTAGGCTTGAGTCAGAGAAGAAAAAAACGGACCCGGCGAAAAGAAGCAAATATAACGAGTGGCATAGAAATAAATTGTCTGAAGACCCTGCGTATAGGGTTACAGCGCACATGCGAACACTTATTCATCGGGCGCTCGGAAAGCAAAAGGCCGGGCGCAGTTGGCGGACGTTCGTTGATTACTCGCTGGAAGAATTGATGGTGCATTTAGAGTGCCAATTCTTGCCTGGAATGACTTGGGAAAATAAGGGTGATTGGCACATAGACCACATTATCCCAAGAGCGTCGTTCGAGTACAAAAGCCCGGACGACGAAAGTTTTAAGCAGGCATGGGCGCTGTCGAATCTCAGGCCAATATGGGCCATCGACAACATCCGCAAGAATGCAAGCAGGATGTTCCTGCTGTAAGTAGTAATAGAACCAATCAAAGCACCTTTCGAGGTGCTTTTTTTATGGGCGCAAGCTATGCAAATCAAATTCATCGTCGGCGGCGCAAATTCCGTCATCGGCGGCTTTTCTGCCGGCGACACGCTGCGCTGCTCGGACGAACTGGCCGCGCACCTGGTCAACGACATCAAGTGCGCTGAATACATCGCAGCACCAGCAGCGCCGGCCGCCATCGCAGCAGAAGCCGACAAACCACGCCGCAAGGGGAAATGATGATGATTGATCTGGCCGTCGCCAAGGCGCATCTGAACGTGACGGTATCGGACGATGACGCCGACATCACGCTCAAACTGGAAGCGGCCGAGCAATTCGCCATTCAGCACATCAACCGCTATGTCTACGCCGACCATACCGCGCTGACGGCAGCACTGGATGCCGCGCCGGTCACGCTTGCGGCGGCATCTGCTGCGTACCTGGCGGCCACGGCTGCGGCGGCGTCCATCGAGAACGAAGTCGACCGCGACATGGCGATCTTCGGCGCCACAGAATCCTATACGCGCGCGCAGACCGACGCCCGCATGACGTATCAGGGCATTGTCGTGACCAGCAACATCAAGGCCGCCATACTGCTGATACTCGGCAGCCTGTATGCAAATAGGGAAAACGAAATCGTCGGCGCCACGGTCTTTGCGCTGCCGCTTGGCGCGCATGCGCTGCTGCAGCCGTATCGCACCGGAATGGGCGTTTAAGTGCGTGCCGGCACGCTGAAGGACTGGATCACGATCCAGGGCAGGCAGGACACGCAGGACGACGCAGGCGAGCCGATTGCCGCCTGGGTCGAGATCGCTACCTGCAAGGCCGATGTGCGCTATCTGCGCGGCCTGGAGGCCATCCGAAGCGACGCGCCGGTCAGCATCGTGAAGGCCAGCGTGCGGATTCGCCGCGGCACAGCGATTACTGCCGCCATGCGCGTGATGCACGACGACGCAATCCTGAATATCCGGGCGATCCTGCCCGGCGGCGACCATAAGGAATATCTGGACCTGGCCTGCGACGCGGGCGCCAACGAAGGCTGACATGATCAACGTGAACACGAAGCTGACCGGCGACCTATCCGGTGCCATTGAGCGGTTCGGCCGTGCGGTCCAGGACAAGGTGACGATTGCCGGCGTGGCCGCGATGGCGCGGGTGATCTACGACGAAGCGAAAGAGAAATGCCCGGTATCTGCCGAGGCCCACTATTTTCACGGATCGTCATTCAAGAAGACCGGAAAGAAGTACCTGTTCCAGCCGGGCACGCTCAAGGCGGCGATCTACAGGACGTATTCGCCAGAGCGGTCGAACTACACGATCAAGACTTACAAAGTCGCGTGGAACCACAAGAAGGCGCCTTACGGCTTCATGGTCGAGTACGGCACATCGCGCGCGACTGCAAACCCGTTCATGCGCCCGGCCTTTAGTCGCGTCCAGGATGCGATTTCTGCCGGCAAGGTGCGCATGGGCGAGAAGATTTCTGAAATCACGGCGGGCACATGAGCGTTGAAGCCGACATTTTCACAGCGCTGAAAGGCTTGGTCGCCAATCGCGTCTATCCAGACGTGGCGCCGGATGCCGTACTGCGGCCGTTCATCGTTTATCAGCAAGTTGGCGGGACCGCGGTCAACTTCGTAGAGCCGGCCGTGCCAGGCAAGAAGAACGGGCGGTTTCAAGTCTCGGTGTGGGCTGATACCCGCTCGGCTGCGGCAACACTCGCGCGCCAGGTGGAAGACACCCTGCGCGTCGTGCCGGATCTGCAAACAACCGTTCTTGGCGCACCAATGGCCGTGTACGAGGAAGACACCAAGCTCAGAGGATCAATGCAGGACTTCTCGTTCTGGTTCAACACCTAGTTTTAAACCGCCTTCGGGCAATCCAAACCAGCCGCTTTCGAGCGGCTTTTTTTATGTCTGAAAAAAGGACCGCAAAATGTCAGTACAACTCCCGAACGGCGCGCTGGTTTCCATCGCTTCCGGCTATGGTTCCGCTGTAACTATCACCGCAATCACGAACGCCGCCACGGCAATCGCTTCCGCTGCCAGTCATGGTTTCCTGGCGGGCGACTTCGTTGAAATCACATCCGGCTGGTCGAGGCTGACAGGTAAGGTCGTTAAGGTCGGTGCCGTGACGACCGGCACGTTCGAGCTGGTCGGCATCGACAGCACCATCACCAGTATCTACCCGGCCGGCAGCGGCATCGGTTCGGCGCGCAAGGTGACTGGCTATACCCAACTGTCGCAAATCCTGTCTTCGTCAAGCAATGGCGGGGAGCAACAGTTTCTTTCCTACCAACTGCTTGAGGCAGACGCAGAAAAGCGTATTCCGACCGTCAAGTCTGCAGCAGGCCTTACCTTCACTGTTGGCGACGACACTACCCTGCCAGGCTATCAACTGGCCGTGGTTGCCAATGACGACAGGCTCCCGCGTGCCGTTAAGGTGACACTGCCATCCACTTCGGTTATCTCATATAATTGCTATGTGTCAATAAATAAGACACCTTCGTTAACTGTTAACGAACTCATGGCATTCGAATGCACGATGTCAATGCTTAACGAACCAGTACGGTATTGATGAGTTAGAATAACGAACGGGGAGGGTGCGACTAACACCTTCCCCGTTCTCATCAATCGGATCGGCTAAGGATCTTCATGACTGCTGCTATCTTACCAGTAAAGACGTGCCGAAAATGTGGCTCACAGTTCTCGGGCAAGGCATGCAAGGAATGCGTCAAGGCATATCGCAAGGCTAACGCAGAAAAGATCAAGGCCGGCTTGCTTGCTTGGCGCAAAGCCAACGCTGAGAGGGTGCGCGCATACAGTGCCGACTATTACAAAGCGAATCGAGATGCCGAGATAGCAAAGTCGACCGCATATCGAGAAGCGAATAAAGAAAAGGTTGCTGCTTACAATGCAGAATGGCATGCGGCGAACCGGGATAAGGTTGCGACCCGGATTAAGGCGCAGCGATCCGCAGATCCAGAAAAATATTTAGGTATGACGGCCGCATGGAGGGCCAGCAACCCAGACAAGATAAAGCACTATGCGGTCTCCTATTATCAAGAGAACAAAAGCGAAATATCGGAAAAGAAGGCGGCTTACTGGGTAGCCAATCGAGAGAAGTTGGCTACCCGATATAAGCAGTGGTGCGCAGACAATCCAGAAAAGAAACGCGAACTTTACTCTGCATGGGTTGCAGAGAATCCAGAGAGGATGCGCGTCAACCGCGCAAATCGGCGAGGGCGCGAGAAGAATTCTGGCGGCAGGTTGTCACCTGGTTTGGCAAAGAGATTGTACGAAATGCAGAAGGGAAAATGCGCCTGCTGCGGCGCCTCGCTGGCAGATGGCTATCATCTTGATCACATAGTTCCATTGAAACTAGGCGGCGCCCATGCGGACCAAAATATGCAACTGCTAACGCCTTCATGCAACATGCGTAAGGGGGCCAAGCACCCCGAAGACTTTATGCGAGAACGCGGCTTTCTTCTGTAGCCCGCGCATTATCAACAAGGCCCGCCATGCGCGGGCTTTTTTTATGGGCGACACATGGCAAAACTATCATTGACGGCAAATCCGAGTTTCAAGGCTAAGGCCGGCATTCCAGTTGCTGGCGGCAAGTCGGTTGACGTGGAGTTTGTATTTCGCCACCGCACCAAGTCGCAATTGGATGAGTTCATCAAGACGCGCGCGGAAAAGTCTGACGCCGATTCTCTGATGGACATGGCAACTGGATGGGATCTTGAGGACGAGTTCAATCAGGAATCTGTTGCGCTGCTCTTGGAAAATTATATTGGAGCAGCAGTTTCCGTGTACCGCGCATACATTGACGAACTGGTTGCGAACCGCTCAAAAAACTAGCGGCCGCCGCGGTTGCGCTTTACTCGAAAGGGCCGAGTGCAGCCGAGGCGGCGATGTTTGGCCTTACCGTTGAAGAAGCAAGCCCGCCGCCTGTCGAAGTTTGGCCTGACTGCATCGCCGCGATCAATCTGTTCTGTCAGATTGGCAGTCAATGGCGGATGAGCCAGGCCGGCCCGTATGGATTGGACTACAACGTCCTGTATCACAAGCTCGACCGCATGAATCTGACGCCAGATGAGTATCAACAGATGGAAGACGATATTCGTACTCTGGAGACGGCGGCGCTGGATGCCATGCGCAAAGATCAGAAGTAACGCGGTATTATTTCCTCTCTGACAACAAAGGGAGGACATATGAAATGGTTTGCTGTCGTTTTAACGGTGCTGCTCGCCGGCTGCGCTGCTCAGCCGAGCCGGCAGCCGCCGGTCGTCAACATCGCAACGCCATCCTGTTCCACAAAGCAGCAATGCGATGCCATGTGGGCAGCATCGCAGCAGGCCATCGAGACGGCGAGCGGCACGCGCACGCGCCTAGTCACGGATGGCCGGATCGTCACCTATGCGCCGAGCAATTACGGGCGCATGGGCGGCGAGGTTATCCGGCACCAGGACGGCGACAGGCAGGAAATGCGGGCATCGTTTGAGTGCTACCGCAGCACGGACTGCACGGAATTGCGCGTAATCGCTACCAACCTGTTTAACAGCATGGTTGGGCGAACGCGATACTGACCGCTAGTAAATGAATGCACAGGGCGCCTTTCGGGGCGCTTTTTTTATGGGGAAACCGAATGTCTGATGTAATCGGCCGTGGCGTAATTGAATTATCTGCCGACTCATCGGGCCTGAACGCGGCCATCGATAAGGCCCGCAAGTCGATTTCCGGCCTGGGCGAAGCGAGCGCGAAGTCCAGCGCCAGTTCGTCCAAGAGCATCGATAACTACATCCAGAAACTGGAGCGTCAGCGCGCGCAGCTCGGCATGACCACGCGCGAGACGGAGTTGTACAAGCTCGCCCTGCGTGGGGCATCGAACGAGCAACTGCGCGCCGCCAATACCTCGCTCAAGCTGACAGAAGCCTACAAGCGCGGCGAGATGATCGGCGACAAGATCGGGGCCGGCTTCCGTTCGCTCGGCTTGGTCGCGGCCACTGGCCTAATTGCTGCGGCGGCTGCATTTGACGGCCTGATCAAGAAGGCGGCCGACTTTCAGGACATATCAGAAAAGACGGGCGACACGGCCGAGAATATCGCGTCGCTGGCGGTTGCCGCCGCTACGGGCGGGAAATCCATGGAGGAAATTACCGCCTTCTCCATCCGTTTGACGAAAAGCCTGACCGGGGTTGATGACGAATCCAAGGCTGCCGGCTCCGCAATAAAGGCGCTCGGCCTGGATCTGGAAAGCTTCAAGAAGCTGAAGGCAGCCGATCAGATGGAGGCGCTGGGCAAGGCGCTGAATTCGTTTGCGGACGGCAGCGAAAAAACGGCGGTGATGGAAGCCTTGGGGAAGGGCGCGGCACAACTGCTCCCATTCCTGAAGGAGCTTGGGCAAGAAGGTGGCCGGCAAGTCATCCTGACGCAGAAGCAGATCGAACTTGCGGACGAATACGCAGACAAACAAGCGAAATTGCACGCCACAATCAGCCTGCACGCGCAGGCGATAGCAACAGACATGGTGCCGGCGCTGAATGCGTTCAAGCAGGCGATTGCGGATCTTGTAAAAGATCAGGAGCATTCCGCTACCGCGTCCGACCTGTTAAACGGCGCGCTCGCTGCTGGCATCGTTGTATTCCAGACTATTGCTGTAGTCGCCTCCGATGTCGGCTTTGTGTTCAAGGGTGTTGGCCGGGAAATTGGCGCGATTGCTGCGCAGATGGTCGCCCTGGCGCATCTGGACTTTGCCGGATTCCGCGCAATCAGCGATGCCGTCAAAGCGGATGGGGTGAGGGCGCGCGCGGAGCTGGACAAGTTCCAAGCCAAGATCATGTCGATTGGGAAGCCCAAAGAGGCTGAAGACACGAGCAATTATTCTAACGAAGGCCGCGGAAAAGAGAAGCGACCAACACTTAAATTCAATGGCGCCGTGAATGCAGGACCAAAAGGGCGCGACACAGCCGGGCAGGAAGCCAAGGCGCAACTCGCCTATGACCTAGAGCAGATCAAGAAGGCGACCGCGGCTGAACTGAATATCTACTCGAACGCCGAGAAGATCATGGAGGCCAAGCGCGCCGCCCGGCTGATCGAGGACAAAGAGTATTACACCGAGAAGCTGGCCTTCATCCAGCTGAACAGCCAGGCCGCGGAAGCCGAGTCGATCAAGGAAATCGAGCGGCTGCAGGCCGAGAAGCTGGCCGGCAAAGACAAGATCGACAACGACCGCAAGATTCTCGACGCGCAGGCGAAGCTCGCCAAGATCCGCGCCGACGCTGCTGCGAACGTCAGCGTCCTGGGCATCCAGGAGGCTGCAGCCGCACAAAAGATCGTGCAGGCATATACCGACGCCAAGAACGCCGCACAGGCGTATCTCGATACGGTCAAGAACCAGAACGCCCGCGAGATCGAAGGCATTGGCCGCGGCACGAAATTCCGCGACGAGCAGGCCGGCCGCAACCAGATCGAGGACAAGTTCACCGGGCAGCGGCAAGGGCTGGAGCGCGATCTGCGCCGCGACCAGATCACGCGCGAGGAATACGATACTTATCTTGCCATCGCGCGCCAGACCTACGCCGAGGAAGTGCGGCTATACGAGGCGCGCACGGCAGCGATGGATGCGGCGCAGGCCGACTGGTCGAATGGCGCGCGCGAGGCGCTGCAGAACTACGCCGACGAGTCGCGCAACTTTGCCAAGCAGACCGAGTACGCGTTTCGCAATGCATTCGAGGGGCTGGAAGATGCGCTCGTCCAGTTCACGCAGACCGGCAAGCTTGATTTCAAGAGTCTGATCAGCAGCATCAATGCCGACATTGCGCGCATAGCGATCAAGGGCGGCATCACCGGCCCGCTCTCCGAATGGGTGAAAGGTGCCATCGGCGGCAAAGATGCGGCCAAGATCGGGCAGGGCGGCGGGCTGATCGAGCAAAGTGCCGCGGCCAATGCGTCGACCATTGCACTCAATGCGCTGGCAGCGGCTGCGAACAGTTCGGCGGCTGCGCTGGCTGGCGGTCGTCCGCTCGACATCACGCCAGGCAGCAAGCAGATCATCCCATCAATGGGCGACTTCACGCGCGCCGACCGTGTGGCGAATGACCCTGACGGCGCGAAACAGGTGGCCGATGCCCAACGCGAGAGCGCGGACAGTGCCGGCGACTTCAGCAAGGCGGCGCTGGCGACGGCGACCGACCTGTCGAAACTGGCGCAGGCGACTGGCTCGGCGGGCGGCGCGCTGGCGCTGCTGCCGAACATCCTCCGGCTGGCTTCCGCATCGACGGCGACCAGCGGCGGGTCATCTGGCGGCGGCATGTGGGGCAGCCTGATTTCTGCGGCGGCGAGCTACTTCGGCGGCACTGGCGATCTGCAAGTCGAAACGGTTGCATCGGGCGCGGTCAGCGCGAACTACAACGAGAAGCCGAACTTCCTGCGCGGCGGTCGCGCGCTGGGCGGCCCTGTCTCGGCTGGCGGGCTGTATGAAGTCAACGAGAAGGGGCGCCCGGAGCTGCTGAATGTCGCCGGCCGCCAGTATCTGATGATGGGCAACCAGGGCGGCAGCGTCGACGCCAATCCGTCGCAAGGCGGTGGCGGCAGCGTCACAAATCTGCACGTCAACGTCACGCCACCGCCCGGCTCCAACGCAGCCACCGCGGCGCAATGGGGTTCCACGGCCGGCCGGCAAATCCAACGATCACTAGCGAGGAATGGCTAAATGCCGATAACGGTACTGGCAGACATGATCCTGCCTAATTCCATCATTGCGGCCGGCGTCCGCGGCAAGCTCAAGCGCACGAACTCGCGGGTCGCGCATGGCGAAACCGGCTATATGACGATCAATGCCGTCTCGTCACAATCAACGCGCGATTATGAATTCGGAACGGTGCCATTGCGGATAGAAGATTGGCAGACGGTCCAGTCATTCTATGAAATCACGCTTGCCGGTACTTATGGTTTCCTGGTCGAAGATCCGGCCGATGCGATTGTGACAGCCGGCACCAGCGCGGTGTCGTATGAACCGGCCATCTATCACCCCGAGGGCGGCGGCTACTACACCGGCATCACTCACTACCAGCTACAGCGGCGCTATGTCGACCCGGTGTCGGCTCGCTACTCTGACCGCCCGATCACGCGCCCGCGCGCCACCGGCTTTGCGCTGTACCGGAGCGGCGTGTTGGTCAGCCCGTCAACGTACACACTGGACGCGACGACCGGCCGCATCACGATGGCGACCATGACCCTGGCGGATGCTGCCACGCTGACCTGGAGCGGGCATTTTTATGTGCCGGTCCATTTTCAATCCGACGATCTGGACTGGGATCTCGTGATTGCCGGCGGCTACGATCAACGCTTCCTTGCTGGCCCGTCCGTCATCCTGCAGGAAATTCGGGAATGAAAAGCACATCGCCCGAGCTAATCGCGCACATGGCGCAAGGCAGCACCACGCTTGCGCACTTTGTTTGGCTGAAGCGCAGGGATGATTTCGTTCTGGCGCTGACGCTCGACCATGATCGCGCTTTGACAATTGATGGCGTGCGCTATGAGCCCGCGTTCGGTGCGATGCCGTCCACCGTTGAAACATCGTCCTCGCTCTCTGTGGACAACCTTGATGCAAAGGGCGCGCTGATGCTGCTGGGCGTCCAGGAAGCCGACATCGCCGCAGGTTTGTGGGATGGCTGCCAGTGGCGTTCGTTTCGCGCGAACTGGCGCGATCTGTCGATTGGCATCGATAAAATCAAGCGCGGAACGTTTGGCGAAATCAGCGTCGGCCGCGGCACGTTCACGAACGAGGTGCGCGGACTCACGCAGGCGCTGCAGCAGACGCTGGGCGAGGTTGTCTCGCCCTCCTGCAAGGCGGATCTGTTCGATGCGCGCTGCGGCGTCACGGCCACCGAGGGGCAGTGGAAGTTCTCCGGCGTGCCGGTCACGTTCACGGTCGATGCCCGGCGCTTCACGGCGTCATCCATGAGCATCAGCGAGGGCCAGTGCGACGGCGGCAAGGTCGCATGGCTGACCGGCGCGAATGCCGGGCTGAGCAAAGAAATCAAGACGCATCTGGCCGGCGGCGACTTCGAACTGCAGGAAGCGATGCCGTACGCGATAGCAGTGGGCGACACGGCCGTCATTTATGTCGGCTGCCTCAAGCGCGATACCGATTGCCAGGACAAGTTTTCCAACATCGTCCGGTTCAGAGGATTTCGATCTGTGCCCGGCCAGGACCAGATGTTCAGGGGCCCGGAATGACGACGCGCGCAGAGATTACCGCCGCCGCGCTGTCCATGGTCGGCACGCCATTCCACGCGAATCAGCGCACACCGGGCGTCGGCATGGATTGTGTCGGCGTCCTCGTGTGCGTGGCCCGCGCCTGCGGCATTCCTGTCGAGGATCGCCTGGCCTACTCGCTGCAGCCGAACGGGGAGTTGCAGGGTGAACTGGAGTCTCGTCTGGTCCGCGTCCATAGCGAGCCACAAGAGGGCGACATTCTGATGATGCAACTGGAGCGCATGGGCGAACCGCACCACGTTGCCATCGTTATCAGCGACAGCCGCATCGTCCACGCCCATGCGAAGGCGCGCAGGACGGTCATGCAGTCCCATACCGATTACTGGCGCTCGGTTACGCGCGCCGTCTACCGATTCAAAGGGGTCGTCTAATGTCGTTGAGTCAGGTAGTCGGCGCAGCGGCCGGTCTTGCGGTCGGCTTCATTACGGAGAACCCGCAGGCCGGCTTTGCGACCTATGCAGCCGTGTCCGGCGTTGGCGCGTATCTGTCGCAGCCGAACCAGGAAGGCCCGCGCCTGGACGATCTGCGCATGCAGATGTCGTCCTATGGCGCAAACATCCCTGTCAACTGGGGTGTCAACCGCTACGCCGGCACCGTCATCTGGCCGAAAATCCTGGAGCTGAAAGAGTCCAGCCGCAGCGAGAGCGCCAAGGGCGGCCCGGAAGCGACGAGCTTCAGCTATTCCTGCAGCATCGCCGTCCTGCTGTGCGAAGGCCCGATTGCCGGCGTGCGCCGCATCTGGGCGAACAAAAAATTGGTCTATGACGCCAGCGTCGACAGCGCCGGGCCGACCAAAGACCCGGCCATCAACGGCCTACGCTTCTATCTCGGCACCGAGGACCAGGAGGCCGATCCGCTGATTGAAGCGACGGACGGCCCGTCGCCAGCCTATCTCGGCTGCGCCTATGTCGTCTTCGAGGATTACGACCTGACCGACGCCGGCAACAGGCCGCCCCAGTTCGAGTTCGAAGTCATCACCGAAGGCGCCGCATCGAATGAGCCGCCTGTCCGCCTCGGCAATGGCACCAAGACGCACCTGTACACGAACCCATCGACCGGCGAGCAGACGCTGTGGAGTGTCCAAGAAACCAACGTCTATGTCTACAGCCTGCCTGGCGGCGAACTGCTCCAGACGATTGCACTGCCGCAGACGGGTGTATCCATCACATCGATCACTGGCGAGGTATGGATTGGCTTCTCCAATTCGGGATTCGGCGGCGCGATTTCCGCCATTGCCATCAATCCGGCCACCTACGCATTCGGCGCCAGCACGAATTTCGGCTACACGGGCGTAGTTAGCAGACTAGGCACGCTCGTCGCCAATGGCGCTGTCTTGTATGCCTTTGTCGATAACGGCGTCGGCAGCGGCGCCCAGATGTATCCGACCAACACGGCATCGGGCATCAGCGTGCCGGGCTGGGTCTACTCCACGCTGGAGATGCCGGACATTTTCAAGGCGGCCCTGGCCGGCTATGGCAACTGGCTGGTCATCGCCGATTTTGCGACGGACACGACTGCGGCCACCATCATCAATCCAGATTGGGGAGTAGTGCAAGAGCATCGGCTCGCCCATGACGCCAGCCGCAATTGCGTGTATTGGGCCAGCGTCGGGTCGAGCAATGTCTACAAGGTCGATCTGGCCGTTTATACGCTGGAGCGACTGATCACGGTTGCCGGCGTTCAGGGCCTGCATTACAACTCCGCAGACGACACGATCTATGTGGACGTCGCCGATGGTGTTCTGAATGCCTATTCGCCGGAATCCGGCGCACTGACCGGCACGATTGCCGGTGCCGGCGTGATGATCGGCTACATCCGCGGCAATTCAATCGACGTTGGCAGCGCCGAACATTATTTCATCAGTGAAAATGGCGGCCTGTGGCGCATCAACTTGAAAGGCGCGCTGGCGCCGGCCAAGATACCGCTGTCGCAGATCGTGGGCGACATCTGCAACCGGGCCGGGCTGGGCGATGCTGACATCGACGTGTCGCAACTGACCGACTTGGTGGACGGCTACATCATCTCGCGCCAGATGTCGGGCAGGGCCGCCATCGAGCCGCTGCAGCAGGCGTTCTATTTCGATGCGGTCGAGTCCGACGACAAGCTGAAATTCGTCAAGCGCGGCGTCAATGCGCCCGTCCTGATCCCGATGGAATCGCGGTCTGCGCGGGAGTTCGGCGCCGACCTGCCGGATAGTGTGAGCATCGTGCGCGCGCAGGATATGGAGCTGCCAGTGCAGGTTGATGTCGAGTATCCCGATGTCGACGCGGACCACCTGATCGGCAACCAGTACGACAGGCGCATCACGAAAGACACGAAGCAGCGCCTTAATCTGCAACTGCCGATTGTGATGAATGCCGAGAAGGGCAAGCAGGTTGCCATCGTCAACCTCTATGCGCTGTGGCTCAACGAGTCCTACAAATTCACGACCACGCGCGAATACGCGCATCTGGAGCCGACCGACCTGGTAACGCTGCCGACGAATGACGCGAGCTACACCGCGCGCATCCTGACGAAACGGGAGCAGCCGAACGGCATCATCGAATGGGAAGCAAAGAAGGAAGGCGTATCCGTCTACACGCAATCCGGGGCCGGCGCGGCGCCGACGAATTACGTGCCGCAATCCATTTTCACGCCGGGCACGACCGTCCTTGAACTGATGGATGCGCCACTGCTGCGCGACCAGGACGCCGGCAAGGGCTTCCCGGTGGCGATGGCCGGCACATCGGCATCATGGACGGGTGCGCAAGTATTCCGCTCGCTGGATGACGGCAGCACGTACAGCCCGGAGTTTTCGCAATCGGCCGCCGCCGTCATCGGCACGGCAACCACCGCGCTGGGCGACTTCACTGCCGGCGACATTTTTGACGATGGCAACAGCGTCACGGTCCATGTACAGCCGGGCGGCAGTCTTGTCAGTTACAGCCAGGCGCAGGCGCTCAACGGGTCCGGTGCGTTCGTCCTCGGCGCGGCGGGTCGGTGGGAGGTGGGCATCTATACGACCGCCACGCTGACCGCACCGAATACCTATGCGCTGACCGGGCTGCTGCGCGGCCGGCGCGGGACGGAATGGGCAACCGGCACACATGCAATCGGTGACCATTTCATCCTGGTCAATCCGACTGCCTGGCGCTTCTTCGATCCCGGCCCTGGCGATGTCAATGTCGAGCGGCTCTACAAGGCGCCGGCATTCCGCGCTTCACTGTCCTCGGCAGCAGAAGTGCCGTTCACCGACGAACTGGTGCGCCTGCGCCCCTACTCGGTCGTGCAGTTGAAGGCAGAGCCGGCGGATGACGGCTACCTGGTGTCGTGGCTGCATCGCAGCATCACGGGCGGCGAATGGCGTGACGGTGTGGATGTGCCGCTGGATGCGGCATTCGATGCGTTCACGGTCACGATCCTTGACCAGTACGGCGGCGTCAAGAACAAGTACAGCAGCAGCACGGAGTCATTCGCCTACACGAACGCGCAACTGCTCTCGGACTTCGGCGCGCGCCCGGCGACGTTCAAGGTCCGCGTGGCGCAGAAAAACAGCAATTTCGGCGAGGGTGTCGGCGTCACCATCAGCAGCGATGCATCCACCGCGCCGGCCTATGACATCACGGCGCCGACCATCATTGCATCGGTTCCGACGCCATCGGCGCCGGTTCCGGCGACGAGCTACCGCATCCTGGTGCCGAAGAATGCGCCGACCGCCGAATCGCAGCTCGGGCCGTGGAAAGTCTTGCAAAGCATGATCTACCCGACCATGCAGCATGGGTACTGCTACTTCAACGGCGCGATCTATTGCGTGCTGGGGCTGAGTTCGCCGGACGGACTCAGTATCGGCAGAATCGAAGTCGTGCAGAAGCTCAATCCTGCGACCGGACTCTGGAGCAGCGATACAGCCGACTGGTGGAATGTGCGCGAACTGCTCGAAACCGATTGCGGCAGCATGACGGTGCAGGGCGGCCAGATGCACCTGATCGTCACCGGCACCGTTGGCGCCTGGACCGGCTTCATGTGGAACTACTGGCCGGACGGCTATTCGGGTGACCGACCCGCGGGCGCCCGCTGGGAGGTCGACAATGCCTTCCCGCTGTACGGCGGCACCGAGCTGCAATTCCCGCCCGTCATGGCCGGCGACATCGGCGCCACCATCGGCACGAAGGTGTTTTACCCGACCGCCGGCAAGGTGCTGGACTTTGCCACGCACACGGTTTCCGACATCGCGCTGCCGCCGTCCGGCCTGTACTACACCCAGCCGCTGACGCCGCCCTACACGCCGGACTCGAACCCGGCCGTCGCCGCGGTGGGCAGCAAGGTCTACATCATGGGCAGCAGCGACGTGACCCGGATCTACGACACGGCGACCGATACCTACAGCAGCGGCGCGGCGCATCCGGTTTCCGGGCTGGAGCATGCCAAGGCGGTTGCCATCGGGACGATCATTTACGTCATCGGCGGGCGCATCGGCAGCGGCTTTACGGATCGCGTCTTTGCCTACGACACGGCCGCCAATACCTGGACCGAGAAAACCCGCTTCCCGGCCGTCACGTCTTACATGCATTTCCCCGGCGTGATCAAGCTCAGTGCCGGCAGCGGCACGCAGGGGCGGATCGACTTCGGCCTCAATGCCGTGGGCGGAAAGATATACCTGACCGGCGGCGGGCCGCTGGCGCTCACGCCCGCCATCGACGCCTCGCTGACGCTGCCGCCGAACAACTTGTCGGTGGTCGGCTTCAACCCGTCGACCGACCCGAGCCGCGCGCTGGAAGCGGCCCGCAAGGACTTCTACGGGATGACCTTTGAATACGACCCATCGCTCGATTAAGGACGACTAATGCCAACGGAAATTTTAGGACTGGAGGTGCTTGTCGCCGGCCAGCCGCAGAAGGAAGTCACCGTCAACACGGCGCTGCGCCAGATCGAAGGATGGGTGCGGGCGCTGTCGATCACCACGACGACGCCGCCATCCTCGCCGGCAGCGGGCGACACCTACATCGTGCCGGCTGGTGCGACCGGCGCCTGGGCCGACCAGACGAACAAGCTGGCGCATTACTACGGCGGCGGCTGGAAGTTCAGGGCGCCGCCGAAGGGCATCACCACCGTCGTGCTGGACGAGGGGGATGCGGGCGTCGAATATTTGTTCAACAATGACGGCGCGTGGGTGCCGAATGCTGGCGGCGTCTCCGATGGCGACAAGGGCGACATCACGGTTGTCGGCGACACCTGGACCATCGACAGCAGCGTGATCAGCACCTTCGGCCGCACGTTGACCGATGATGCCAATGCGGCCGCGGCGCGCACGACGCTTGGCCTCGGCACGGTCGCAACACTGGCGGCCGATACCGACACGGCTCTTGCCGCCAACAGCGACACGAAGGTCGCCACGCAGAAGGCAGTCAAGGCATATGTCGATGGCGCTGCGTCCGGCTCTGCCGCGACCGTCACGACAATGGGCGCACTGATCAACGGCGCAACAAGCAAAACAACGCCGGTCGATGCGGACTATGTGGGATTGATGGACAGCGCGGCCAGCAACGTTCTTAAAAAGCTGAGCTGGGCGAACATCAAGGCCGCGCTGAAGACGTACTTCGACACGTTGTATGCGCCAGTCGGCGGCGGCGGCGGATCACAACCATTCGACCTGACCGCCTTCTACCCCGGCGTACCGACTGCCTCGGCGCTAGCGACTAGGGTGCCTCTGGCGCGCGCTGTAACCTTCCCTCCGGGCTTAGCGGGCAGCGTTGCGAAGTCCTCTGTTGCCGCGACGGCATCCACCACGTTCACGCTGAAAAAGAACGGAGCGTCAATCGGTACAGCAATCTTTGCTGCCGGTGCCTCATCTGCGACATTTTCTGGCGGTGGCGCAGCCGCCCTCAGTGCGACGCGGTGGCGATTGTATATAACTGGTCGTGAGTCCGGGGGCGCAAATACCGGCGTTTCAGAGTGGCAAATGCGGGAGGTGGTCGGCGTTACGCAACTACCATCAGGCGGCACAATCACGGCGGAATCAACTTACAACTCGGGCTACCTGCCAGCAAATGCGATTGACGGCAACATTAATACGTTTTGGTCAACATTTCTCTCCCCGGCGAACACTTGGCTTCAGTACGATTACGCCGCCGCGAAAAACATCGTCGAGTACGCAATTAGCATGCAAGGGTCGGCCGGCAGCAAGCCGACCGCATTTCAATTGCAATACTGGAATACAACAACTTCGGCCTGGGTTACTGTTGATTCCAGAACTGGCATTACATGGCCTGGAACAGATGCGACGCAAGTCTTTTCTGTCGGGTCAGGATCGGCATCCGATTTGGTCTTTGCTGCCGGGGATGTATTCTCATTGACCGCGCCGGCAACGCCCGACGCCACGCTGGCCGACATCGGCTTTGTATTTGCCGGCACTCGATAACCACTGCGTCCGATTCCGACCTGAATTGACTGAGCCGGCGCTGATCGGCCTATACCCAGCCCGCTGCGCGCGGGCTTTTTTATGCTTATCCGCCCTTAAGGAAGCACATGCCGCCCACGCCCTCCCAGAAAATCGTCGACTTTAAATTGCCATTGCCGTGGCTTATCTCGGGGGCTGCGACGATTGCGGCCTTCATGATCAGCCTGGGCTGGAACTCCTCGGCGCAATCCTCAAAACTTGATCAGCTCATTGTCGCCAATGCCAAGCTCGAAAAGCGCCTGGATGAGCGCGACATCCGCCTCGATGCCCTGCGTGATGCGATCTACGCCGTGCAGCGCGTCAACGATACCCACGCCCTCCGCATCACTGCCCTGGAAAGCGCCAGGAAATGATCCGCGCCGCCATCTGCGCCGCCGCTGTGGCCGCGTATCTGGTCTGGGTGGCGACCTATCTGCTGCCCTATACCCGCGCTGAGGTTTTATCGGACGCGAACCTGCGGCGCGTATTTCACACGGCCATCCATTACTAAGGACTGATATGCAGCTATTGGACGACTGGAAAACGATTATCAGCAAGGCGTGGTCCGTGAAGTTCAACATTGCCGCGGCGTTGCTGGGCGGTGTGGAAGTGGCGGTGCAGTTCATCGAGCCGACTGGCGTGCCTGCCGGATTGTTCGCCGCTATTGCTGCGGTCGTGTCGATGCTGGCCGTGGGCGCACGGGTGATGGCGCAACAGGAAATCACTAATGTTCCGGCCAAGTAGATCCACGGTGGCCGCGCTGTCGGTATCCGCTGCCGCCTTCGTCGCGCTGGTCGGGCATGAGGGCTACACGGACAAGGCCGTGATTCCGGTGAGGGGCGATGTGCCCACGGTCGGCTTCGGCTCGACTGTCCGCGAGGATGGAACGCGCGTCGAGATGGGCGACACCATCACGCCGCAAAAAGCGGCGGCGCGCAGCCTGGCACACATTCAGAAAGACGAGCAGGGCATTAAAGCCTGCATCACGGCGCCGCTATCCCAAGCGGAATATGACCTGATGGTCGACTTCTCCTACCAATACGGCACTGGCGCGCTGTGTCGGTCCTCTATGGCGAGCGAGGCGAATGCGGGCCGCTACGCGCAGTCATGCGCCGCTTATCTGGAATACAAGAAGGTGGCTGGCTACGACTGCTCGGCGCTCATTAACGGCGCGCCGAACAAACGCTGCTGGGGCGTGTGGACGCGCAGCCAGGGGCGCTATCAAGCCTGCATGGCGGCGCAATGAACCAGCTGACCTCGCTGCTCATCGCCGCCCTGGTCGGGCTCTCGCTCGGCGCCAGCGGCACATACAAGATCGTCGCCAACCACTACCGCGCCGAAGCTGCCGCGCAAAAGGAAGCGGACGCCAAGGCATATCAAGCACGCGCCGTCGAACTGAATGATGTTTCCGCCGAACTCGAAAGGGTCAAAAGTGAAAAGAAAGTCATTTACCGCACAGTCACCAAGCGCGTGGAAACGTACATCGACCGGCCTATCTATCTGCGCGATGCTTATGACGATGACGGCGTGCGCGACGTCAACGCCACCTTCGCGGATGCCGCCGATCCCGGCCAACCTGGTGCAAGAGTGCCCGGCACTGACGCCACTGGAAGGAAAGACCGGCGCAATCGTCCTGCGGAAAATGATTGAGGTCGGCCGCCTGTACAACGAGTGCAGGACGATGCATTCGGCGCTGATCGAGGCCGTGCGGTGATGCCATGCGCAGCAACTGCATCCTGTTTGCATGCCTGCTCTGGCTGAGGCGCCGCCGCAAGGGTGACGCCGGCCACATCGCCTTTCGGGAATCACACTACGGCCCATTCCCGCATGCCATCTATGTCCACCGTCAGCGCCGCTGGATTGCCTACGTCCCTGTAGCGCCAAGCAAGCGCCTGATCCCGCCGCCGCTGTTTGTCGGCAAAGTCCAATGGGGTGATCGTTGAAAACTTCCGAAGCTGAGTTTATCGCGCTGTGGCAGGCCCACGGTTCCGTCACCGCCATTGCCCGGCTGCTCGACATGAGCGAGCGCGCCGTGCATCAGCGGCGCCGGGCTATTGAAGTGAGAAACGGCGTGCAGTTAGCCGGGCTTGATCGTCGCTCGCCGGATTTCCAGGTGACGCTGCCGGCGAACGGGGTCCGCGTCGGCGTCGACATCGATGACGGCGTGATCATTGTTTTCTCCGATGCTCACTACTGGCCGGGCATTGTCTCCACAGCGCACCGTGCGCTAGTCACAGCGACCCGCGAACTCAGGCCGAGGATGGTGGTGTGCAATGGCGATGCCTTCGACGGCGCGAGCATCAGCCGGCATGACCGCATCCAGTGGGAGTCGCGTCCCAGCGTCAAGCAGGAGCTGGAAGCGGTATCAGATAGATTGGGAGAGGTCGAAGCGGTCGCCGGCGGTGCCGCGCTGCACTGGACCTGGGGCAACCATGACGCGAGGTTCAATACCAGACTATCGGGCCATGCCGGCCAGTTCGAGGGCGTGCATGGATTCTCGCTTGCGGACCACTTCGCGCGCTGGCGCTTCAGCACGTCCGTGATGATCAACGATCACACAATGGTGAAGCACCGCTGGCATAACGGCGTGCACGCGACCTGGAACAACGCATTAAAGTCCGGGACTTCCATGGTCACGGGCCATCTGCACGCGCTGCAAGTGCGACCCTATACTGATTACAATGGCACGCGGTATGCTGTCGATACCGGCACGCTGGCCTGTCCGGTGGGCGAGCAATTCACCTATGCGGAGGACTCGCCGGCCAACCACCGCAGCGGCTTTGCGGTGCTGACGTTCCGCAATGGCAAGCTGCTGCCGCCCGAGCTGCTGGAAGTCATTGACGAAGATGCGGGCCTGGTCTGTTTCCGGGGCCAGGCGGTCAAAGTCTAGTTTACATAAAGAATATTATGACTCGCCCGTTTTTGGCTCGATGGCCGTGCAACGATAGGTTTTCTTGCCGACGAAGAACGAACCAAGTCGCTCGCACTCCTTCGCCACGGTTACATGCGCCGCCTCCCATCCGAGCCGGTACGCGATGAATACCGCGATGACGCCAATCAGCAATCCCATTTTGTTTCCTTTTCAGATTCGCCAGCTTTCAATTCCGTGACATTCAACTTTGTATCTCAACGTGTCGTTTTCGCGTTTTCCGTCCGAAAACGGCTAGTTACTGTCTTCTCTCGCCTTCAGCATTGCATCTGCCTGGCAATAGGCATACTCGGCTACGTTGTCCACGTCTGGGGCGTCCTCGCTGTAACCACGGATGGCTTGCGGGTGGGAAAGGTCGTCCGAATAGCCGCCATGCTTGGCAATGAGCGCCTGCATTGCCTTTGCCGCGAAGTAATCCCGCAACGTCATGCCCGGCTCATACTGTGCTGCGGGGTAGTGTGGAAATGCCTGCTTCTGATCTATGCTCATTTCATCCCTATTTGGTGTAGTCTGTATGTGCTGGATAAGATGCCGGAATTGACATAATCCGGCGAAATCCCTCTTATCGTTCATTCGTACAGCGGCGTCCATAGGTGCGCCAGTTCGCCATCTGGCGGCACGTCGCGCCAGCCGATGCCGTGCCCGGTCTTGAGTCGCCATGCAACAGCCTTGCGCTCGGTCTGCGCCTTTGCTGCCATATCCTCGATATTGCCAAGTAACATCAAACATTGCGGCCCGGTCAGTTCGGTTCCCTGCTCGATCATGCCGAGTCGTACAGCGGCGTTATGGATGCCGGTTGCAAGCAGTTCGGTATCAGTCATTTTCATTGCTCCCTGATTAAGTTTCGACATAAGACGCGTTTTATCGTAGATTTAGCAGTTGCAACAATTCGCGCATCGTGGAGCGCGAAAATGCCGTGTTGCGGTCATCGGCGGCATGGTGCGCCAGCCGTGCCATCAAGTCCGGCGGCATGATCGGCTCGCCCTGCGCTGGCGCTGGCTGCGCGGCCTTCTGTGCGGCCTTGGCAGCCTCCAGATCGGCAACGGTAGCGAACATGCTCATGGTCAGCTTGCGCGGCTCCTGCGCTGCTACGGGTGCGGCAATGTAGGTATGACCGCAGTTGTGGCATTGCACGACGCCATTGAACGTATTGGTATGCACCGGGCCTGCATCGCCCACGGGCACCTCATAGCCGCAGCAGGCCAATTTCATACTCTTTTCGGTGTGGCTCATCTTGTTTTCCTCGTTTTGGCTTGTCTGAAATCGCTATATTGATAATTTGTTGCTGCTGATTACGATGCTATTGTGATAATGGGCCTTATCGAAATAGCGTCATTTACTGGCGGGCAATTTTTCGTAAATTCCAGCAAGGATTGCGATTACCGTGGCTGAAAACACCATCGCCGCCAATCCGTAACATTGCTGGTTGACGAAAAACCCAACGAGCAGTGCCGCTATGACTGTTAATGCGAACATTTTGATTTCCTCAGTTTGTCTCGAAAAGGCGGCTATTGTGATAAGAAGAGTTATCGCAATAGCTGTCACTTGAGCAGGTCGCGCTGGCGCGGATCGGTTTCGTTTTCCAGCGGCTCGTCTTCCGGGTCGAACACCATTTCCATGATGGGCACGTCGATCATGCCTTCGGCGTCCCGTAGAACCTCCTCCACCGTCTTTACCTGCTCCTGCTCATCAATCACCAGTTGCGCATTAAACGAGGCGTAGCGCATGCCTCTGTGGCCCTGCCAGGCGACTTTTGCATTGATGATGTACACGTTGGCATTGCCGGTCTTCAGGATCTGCACAAAGCGGTTCTGCTGCAGGACAGCCACGGCGCCCTGTGCGGTGCGCGGGCTGATTCCCATCTGTCGGGACAAGGCGGCGGCACTGATGATGACGCCGTTCGTTCCCCTGGACATCTTGGAAATCATGAAGTGCAGGACCGACAAGGCGCTCGGATGCTTTACGCCCAATTGCCACATCGCCTTGTGAGCATCTTTGTCCGACTGCAGCCAGCCTTGGGCCTTGTTGCCGCGCCTTTCCTGGTCTTCCGGTAGTGTTACGTTTGCCATACTCGCTTCCTGTTGCGTGGTTAGTACATTCATAATACATCGGTTGCGCAATAGGATGCAAGGATGTTCATGCAAGGGCAACGCATTACGCAAAACCTTGCAGCGGGAAGTCATCGCACAATTCCGCAATCTGCTGCGTAGGACTACGCAACCTGCTGCGCACCCTGTTAACCGCGTAAACCCTTGACCGCATTGTGTTAACTGCCATTCCCCGGAATCTTTTGCCCTATTAAGTTGTTTACAGCTATTCGCTGCACTGGCGCTGTTCGCTTTTGACGTAAAAGCGCTTTCAATAAAATGGGGCAACCGAAGGGCGCCAGGCCGTAGGCAAACGTCGCAAGGGTTCCCTGTTGGTAGGGTGGTGCAACGGCCTTATCGTTGTGCCGGCCTATCAATAGGGATGCGGGGGCAAGGTTGTCGGTTGCGCACCGCCTTTCATGCTGAATTAAGGAAAAGCGCATTTACGACTGCTTGCCTTCGTTTTCCTCCAGGTAGCGCACGACGAACGCGCGCAGCTCGTCCGTCATGTTCCTGTCCAGGTTGTGACAGGTGCGGCGGAATCGACGGTGCAGGCTTTTGGACAGGTCGAACGTCATCCGCACAATCGGTTCCGCTTTAACCGCCCTCTCCGGCTCCGGCAACGGCTCCGGTTCCTGTATCGGCTCACCTACTGCCGCGCGGCGCGCCACCCAACCGTCTGCGTGTTCCTGCGGGTCAGGCTGCTGTGGTGTCGGTTTCCTGCTGAATGCGGGCTTCTTCATTTGCCAAACTCCAGGATGTCATCCAGCAGGCTTTCGATTTCCTGCGCGGCTGGCCCTGCGTCCTCAATGACGGCGGTGCCGGACATGATCGACTCGGCATAAATGATCCGCTGCGTGGTGGCCGTCTTCAGTACTGGCACGTCGAATTGCGCCAGGGCGTCTTTTACTTCTCGCCCGATTACCGTATTTGCGATTTTACGATTTACAGCAAAAGCGTATTTAAGGTTTTCCTTATATACGGAAGCCTCCTGGCACAGCTTCACGGTTTCCTCGCTCGCCCAAATATCAAACGGCGACGGCTGCACAGGGATGACGACCAAATCGCTTGCAAGGATCGCGCTGCGGGAAATGTCGGTCGCGCGTCCTGCGCCGTCGATGATTACGTGATCGTAGCCGGCGCCAAGATGCCCTATTTCCTTGTGGATGACGGGCCGGGGAAAGCCTGCGGTGGTGAACAGGGTTTCGCCCTGGCGCATCGCCGCCCAATCCAGCGCACTGCCCTGCGGGTCGGTATCCAGCAGCAAAACCCGCGCGCCACGCTTCGCCAGTGCAGCGGCAATGTTGGTTGCCAGGGTGGACTTGCCGACGCCGCCCTTCTGATTCAGGAACGAGATAATCATATTTCTCCTTATTTATTGTGATCCTTAGTTAAGGAACTAAGGAAATACGATTATCAGCAGAGATTGCGCTTTTGTAAACTGGCTATCCCTGCTTCCACTTGCACCCATCGCATCGCTCGTCCGCAGTCGTGCGCGAATACTGGCAATCCTTGCTCGCAGCGTTGTCGATTACCGAGCCGAACTGCCGCGAGACATACTGGCTTTGCAGCGGCTTGCGGTTGTGGCAGCCGTTGCGGGGCAGGGTAGGGCGGGCCGGATCGCTCATCCTGCTTCCTTAAATTTCACGTTATGTTCGGCGCCGAACGCGAATATCAACTCTAGCAGCTCGCTAAAATCGCGCTTACTCATGTTGCTGGTTGACTGTCCGCATACGACGAACGAGCCAGCTTCTAAGCCCGGCACGACCTTGGATCGCTTCAGTGACGCGCTGAAAATGTCTTTCCAGTCCTCGTCTGACAACTTTTGCCCGTACCAGATAACCTGCCGGGAGACTTCCTGAAGCAGCGGCCAGAGCAGGGCGTTTTGCTCTAAATTCCTGGTCTGGCCGCTGATCTTGACAATGCTGCCTTCTGGCTCGGTCATGCATGCCTCTGCCGCCCGGCGCCGGATTGCATCGGACTTCAGTTCGAAATACCTCATCGGGGCCAGGCAATCGGCTTGAGTTCTGCCCGCTGCTTCGCCAGTTCTGCAATCCGCATCACGCAGCGTTCCATCTCGTCCAGCAGCCCGCGTCCCATGCTAAGCACTGCTGACACGTCGATTGCCTGGCTGTCGTCACGCGGCTGGACGCCGTGCAGCACTTGCGCGGACACGGACGAAAGCGAGCCGGTCAGCATCTGCAATTTCTTCATGATTTCCCTGTGCTCGGCGTTAAGCGTGGAATACTTGCCGCGCGCCAGCATCAGGTCTGTATCGTCAAAAATGGTCGGGATCATGCGCTACCGGGCCGCAGCCCGGCTCCGTGTTAGATGGTTGTCAGGGCGCGGCGGGGCAGGGGGGCAAAAGGTATGTCGTCTCCTGCGAAATCGGGCGTACCTCCTTGCTGTGGCGCGCGCTGTTGCTGCTTGGCCGGCGCGCTTGCGTCCTGCTTGCCGCCAACCAGTGCGAAGTCGTCCACCCACACGTCTGGCGAAAGCTGCTTGACGCCATCCTTTGTGGTCCACTCGCGCAGGGTGAGCGAGCCGAAGATCGTTACCTGCTGGCCTTTGTTCAGGAACTGAGCGACAGAATCAACGCGCTTGCCGTACAGGGTGCAGCGGAACCAGTTGGTTGTTTTCTTGGCGCCGTAGCCGATGTCCGAAGCTACTGTGAAGTTGCCCATTGGCGTGCCGTCGCCTGCGGTCTTGGTTTCGATGTCTGCCGCCAGGCGTCCGACGATGGTGATTTTGTTGGTCATGCTGCTTCCTTGTGTTTTTTGGAGTTGTAGAACGGTTCATTGCCCATGCTGTGGTGAGCAGCAGCGATGATGGATTGATAAATTTCAGGAGGTAAAATCTTGTGGGCGGCTTCAATGAACTTGCCTTCGTAAGTTCTGCGCTCTGCTTCGCAGGCAGCAAAGCGTGCCATCTTGTCTAGCCGGTTCTTTTCCTGAACCTCAGCCAATTGCCGAGCTGCTGCTGCTCTCCTTGCAATTTCCGCGTTTTGCTCTTGAACGACCAGAAGATGGTTTTCAAACTTTTGCGCGACTTGTAATTCCTTGAATAGCGGGTGCAGCGACTTCTTGATCTTCACGACTTCAAACGTGGCGCGATTGAGCCAATCAAAGTCGGGGCAAATGTTTTGGTCAACAGCGTCTGCTTTTACTTGGTCAATCTCGGCATTTCGGGATTTGATTTCCGCCTCTCGTGCGGTAATCTCTGCGCGTATGTCGTCTGACGTTCTCATGCTGCTTCCTTGGTGGTGAGTTGTGCTTTGCGGGCGTCTTTCGCGTCGGTTAGGACCGCTTGCTGTTCTGCGTTGGCATGCTTCATCAGGGAGGTGTATGCCGATTTCAGCGTCTCTAATGACGAGGCCCCGGCAATCAGGCGCTTTGCTGCCTCGTAATCGAAGGCGGTGCGCTTGGCTGGTGCCTCGTTGCTGGTGGTCGCATCAATCGCGTCATGCTCAACGATGCCCATTGCCGTGACCCACAGATAGCGGCGTTGGTAAGTCTCGACGGCGCCCACGTTCTGCACTTCATGGCATCCCTTGAGCGCGGCGGAACCCATTGGCGAGGTGATGACGATTTCCCGGTCTGTCTCGATGTCGATGATCCGCATGGTTGCCGTGTCTGCGGTGAACGAAATCACATCGCACAGGCCCATCTCGTTGAAAATCTCGATGGACTGCGGCAGGAAGTCGCCCAGCTCGAAATACTGATAGCCGGCGAACTTGTTATTGCCGGACTTCTTGAGGGGCATCGCCTGCAGTTTGACGCGGGCCTGCTGGAGCTTCTTGTAGATCGACATTCTGTTTCTCCTTGTGTAATTGGTGGTCTGCCCAGCACAGGAAGTCGGAGCATTCTTCTGCTTCGCGCCGCTTATCCTGGTCGGCTTCCGATTCAGCCATGCGGCCCATGTCGCATCCTCCTGCTGAAATGCGCCTGCCTGTCGGCTTCGTCCCATGCGGCCGGTATGCTGTAGCCCATGAACAGGAAGTATTTGAAAAGCCTGATCCGCGCTCTCATTGCACTGCTCCCATCAGTCCAAACGCGATGATCAAGAGTGCGCCAGTGGCGATTACTTCCAGGCGGGTGCGGGCGGTCATGCTGCCCTCCGATGGCTGCGGATCGACGCCAGAATCTCGCTTTCCAGCGCGTCTGTCGTCGTACTCCGCAGCAGGTGCGTCAGGTCGAATCCCGGCTCAAGCAGAATGCTGATGCCCTCGTTATCGAACTTCATCAGTTCCGCTGCGGTCACTTCCCACACGCGCACCGAGTCCGGGTATCCGGGCTGGCTGTCGTTCGGATCGGGCCGCAGGATTTCGTGCTGGCCCGGCTCATAGTCGTAATCGACATGGACACTGGCCGGCGCGGACAGCACGACATCGGCCAGTGGCGCCAGGGTGTCGCGGCGGATTAACGGAAGCTCAAGTTCATCGAGCGTGAGGACGGTCTGCATGACTGCTCCTTATTATTGTTAACGGTGACGGTGTGTAGCGACCGTCTGCGCTCGCCTGCTACTGCTCCTGCCAAAGCCTTGTCATGCGCGCCGCAAAATCGGGGTGGTCGTCAGCCAGCCGGCGCCACAGGGCGGCATCGCGCTGCATCTGCGCTTCGTCCTGCAGTTGCGTATTAAAGGTGGTCAGCCGGCGCAAGGTGGCATCCTTGTCGGTCTGATCGTCGCGCCTGACGCGCTGCGGGGCGTTCATTGCTTGGCTCCGCGGTTCAAGGTGCTGCCGATCGTGCGGAACGGCGCCAGGAGCTTGTCGCTGTGCGTCATAAATGCGCCGGCGCCAAGGCCGGCAAGGCAGATCAACAGCAGCGCGACGATTGCGTACTCCAGCAGCAGCTTTCCCATCACGTCCCCCTTGTGCTATTTGGCAACTTGGTCTATTGTTAACTGTATGGATGTACAGTAGTTGTGCGGTATTTGCGAATCAGGCGGAGTGTTTTTGCTGCTTGTCGCCAACCGTTGGAAGAATAATATAACAGTTACTAAATTCTGTACAGTTATCCAACCAAGTATTTTCAACATTTCGACACAATATTTCCAAAAAGAAACCTAATAGTTACTTTTAAGTAGTTTCTTTTTGGTGCAAAGCCGGGTAGGATAATTCCCTACGCAAATACAGGTATTTGTAGGAATGCAAGAAGACGCACGCAGAAAATTAAAAATAAGGATGTGAAATGCTGGGGAATATTGGAATTGAGAAAGTGCAGGAGGCGTTTCACTCTATGTCCGCAGAAGCGGCTGCCCGGTATCTGAATTTAGGGCAAATGATGGCGGAACAATTTCCTATGCCAGCAACTATTAGCCTGTGCCAGGCCATGACGAACCCGCTGCTGGAGGCGCTGCAGCAGATCGGCGAGCTGGCGCCAGCCGGCATGTGCATCGTGCGCTGGTCTGACCGGAGCATCACCTGGTCAAACAACGCCTACAGGCAGTATTTCGTGGATATGGAGAAGCGTGATGTGAATGTCGGCATCACGATTGAAGAAATTCTGCCGGAGTTCAAGGCATCCGGCCTGGAAGAGATATTCTGCAGGGTTGCCGACACCGGGGTGCCGTTTCAAACCACCAGTTTCCCGGTCAACCTGCCGAATGCCGGCATCACATTCTGGGACTGGTCACTCACGCCGCTGCCAGCCACGGCATACAACGGCTATAAACTGTTAATACAGATGCAGCGCGTCGCAGCACCCGACATCAGCCTGGCAGCCTAGCTATTGCCCTTGCCTTCCGTCTTCTTGAGGAAAAGATGCCGCATGACGGCGCGGTCCATGGAATCGGCCTTGCGGAAGGCCATGATGACCTGCATTTCCTCTTCCGATAACTGAACCATGAACGTCGCCTCTTTTGGAGGCGGCTGTTCTGTACGAACTTCTTCGTCTATTTCTGAACTGTCCTTGCGGCGCGGCCCTCGGCCTTCCATCAGCCACTCCACGCGATAACCAAGTCCAGCTGCAATGTTCATTGCATGCTTGCTGCTGATCGTTTCCTGCTTGTGACTTAGCCAGTGGTTGACAACAGGGCGTCCGCAGCGGGCGATCTCCGCCAGCCGCGCCTGCTTGCCATATTCCGGCCCGTCTAAATCCGACAGGATTATTCGGATTCTATCCGCTAATGCCATCACGTCATTCATGTTGTTTTTGTGGTGCGCGAAGGGTAAGGGTTTTTGTGTTCCAAAAATTGTATTTTTAGTTTGCAACATAATGTT